TCCTGCTCGGTCTTCTGCGCATCCTCGATGTCCTTGAGGCGCTTCAGCGCGGCCTTGATGTCGTCCTCGCTCTCCACGCCAAGGGCCTTGAGCAAGCGCTCTCGGGCCTGGGTGCGCGTCGTGCCCACCAGGCGATCCACTTCCTCCTGGGTAAACGTCCTAACCGCCACGCCCCCCGTTGATGTCGCCGTGGTATTCGGCGCCGGGTCGGTGCCCGTCGGCGTAGCGGCCGGCTCGGTCCCGGTCGTCGTGGCGTCGCCCTGTCTCTCGTTTACGTCGTTATCTGGCATGTCGATCCTCCGAGTTGAACCCGCCTCGTGCGGTAATACCTAGAAGCCGCCTGGTCATCGTGCGCGCTACATCGTTAGCTCCCCTCCCCCACAGTCTGGCGAGCCGTCACCGCATCCCCGCCATACGCAGCAGACTCTCGCCAACCTCGATCCCCGCCTCCCGCATCAGCCGGACGAGCCGGCGAGCCGCCGCGCGCTTTGCCTCGGGCGGTGCGTCGGTCTGGGAGAGGCGCGCCGCAGCATTGCGCAGCGCATTGCGGTTGTACGGCGCACCGGGCCGCGAGCGAACGGGTAGCTTGCAGCGCGCCTTCACCTTCCTGGCGCGCGGCGGATTGGTGTCGATGAGGCACACCGCACAATAGTCGCTAGCGGACAGATCGCTCTCCGGACTGCTCCATGGTCTGTTCGTGAATGGCATGTCACATCACCTCACATCACCCCACATAACTTCAGGGCGCCGACCAGGATACACGTCCCGATGGCCGCGCCCAACGCGACGATCGCCAAACCGATGCCTATCTCGATGCTCAGGCCTACAATGCACCCGGCGCTGTATCGCACCCCAGAACTTCCTCTGCTACTCACCCAACAGCTCCCGCAGCGGCGTCACTCCTGGCGTGTCCCCCCAATCGTCTGAGTGGCGCCACTTCACCAGCTCTTCGAACGCGAACTGACCTGCACGCCAGGCCTCGTAGGTGCCCTGACCCATCATACGCCGCTGCACGGCCTCCGGTTGGCGGCGGAACCACTGCTCGCCAGTCTCCACCTCCAGCGCCGTGTCGGGCACTCCGGTGATCCCCAGCTCGGCCAGCGAAACCGTGTCCGGCACGCTATAGCAGAGCCCGTTGGGATGATCCTCCAGCGGTTCATCCAGGCCGTGCTTCGTACCGTGCAACGCCACACAGCCCATACACGTCCGCCCTGGCACGAGGCTGGACATGCGGATCCAGCCCTTCACGATGTGTGGATTGCGCCGATAGCTCTCCAACGTCGCCAGACGGTGCGCCCGCACGTGCTCCGTGCGGCTTATCGTCAGCGCCTTGGTCAATGGCAACCCGTAAGCCCGTTGCAACTCGGCCGCTGTATCCCGAGGCGAACGCCCCAGCACCACACCCTCTATCAGCGCGTCCCCAATAGCCTGCGCTGTCTGCTCGCCGTAGCGCGCCAGCGTGACGCGTCGCAAGGGCGACTGCTCCTCCAGCGCGATCACCAACGCCTCTACCGCCTCACGGGGCATGCGCCCGAACGTAGCCAGTACGCTGCCTCGCAGGTCCGGCGGTAGGTCGCTATAGGCTGCCTCTACCAACTCCGCAGCATCCTGAGCGCCCCGAGCGGCGAACTCCGAGTAGCCCGCGACCGTCTCCGCCTCCACGACCGCGCCATAGCGGTCGATCTCCTCCTGGGTCGCCGCGAGAAGGTAGCGGTAGCGGCGCATACGCTCGATTTGGCCCCGCGTCAGGGCTCTGCCCTGCGCCTGCTGCTCACGCAGTTCGGCGAGCAGCGCCTCGGCCTCCGCACTGATGGCGCGGTGCACCCGGCGATATGCCTCGACCAAGCGCCGAGCGTGCCGGGCCTCCATGCGCTCCAGCCGTTCGCGCAGCGCGCGCAATACGTCGTCACTGATGGCCACTACGTCACGTCCCTATGCGAATCACAGCCCGCGCACGGCCTCACTGTGTCCCCTCGGTGCCCTCGCGGCCGCCGAAAAAGTTCTCTACCAAGAGCGCTCCCACGTTACCCTTCTGCACCTCTTCCTCTCGCCTCTCCGCCGCGATGCGCTCAGCCTCGACGGCGGGGTCCAGCCCCCGCCGCGCCCGCACCGTCTCCTTGCTGGTAAGGCCAAAGTTCAGCTCGAACTCATCCCGCGTCTTCTCAGCCTGCTCGTCCTCGGGCAACGGGTCTTGCCAGTGCAGCGTCGTGATGTGCTCGCCGCCGAACCCGCCCAGCTCGAGGACCCGGCGGTTCAACTCGATGAGCATATCGCCATAGGTGAGGCGCTTCTCGTGACACTTCTCCAGTGCGTCACCGTAGAGGATCTTCAACGCGAATCCGGACAACGCGCCGACGTTCACCTGTGCCGGGTTGAGGTCCGGCGTCCGCGTTGTGCGCAGGTACCAGGTCGTCAGCCGGTCCAGGAAGGCCAGCGCCGAACCGAGGTCCGACTGCATCTCCAGGTTGCGAATGGCGGCCTCAGGGCTACTAAGGAACGCGATGTCGTCCTCGTTGAGCTTGAAGTCCTGCACGCCCGCGCCTGTCACCACCGTCTTCGGGTGCGCGTGATAGCGGAGGATCCGCTGCACCTTCGAGGCCAGGTAGTTGATGGCATCCTGGTCGGTAAGGTCCTCGATATCGCTCAAGCCGTGGTAAGCACCGGGCAGGGGCAGGTTCTGGCAGTCCACCACCGGCGGCCAGTCGTATTCCCACACAAAGTCGGGGCGGTCGGGATCCGGCCCCCAGCGTTCGGAGCCTTGAGCCCGGCGGTTCTCGATGTGCCAGCGACCGTTCTCCAGCCGTATGTCCTGGCGATAGTGCCAAGGCCGGCCGTCTTCGCCCTCGGCTGTCCACTCGATGCGATAACGCAGCGCCCGCTCCACATCCTGCGGGTCCACCAGGACTGACACATTCTCCGGTTCCAGGGAGATGAAGCGGGGCAGATCGCCAGGCAAGCCCCCTGGAACCAGCTTCACGAAGCAGTGCCCATAGATCGCGCCGGTCTTGGCCAGCTTGAGCAGGAAGCTGTCCTGGCGGTTGGCCCGCCACACCTGCCGGAGGTACTCCTCCTCCGGCGTCGTCTCCCCCTCGACCAACTCGAACCCCACGGGCTTGCCAAACAGGTAGGACGCGCCCTTGTCGACCACCAGGCGCACCAGGTTGATAATGACGTTGTCATCCGGCTGCCCCGTGCGCACTGGCAACGGGAGCTTGTGCTCGCCGTTGTAGTACTCCCAGTTGCGCTTATAGGTGCGCAGCCGTCGTCGGTGCGCCTCTTCCTGGCGCTGCGTCCACAGTAGCAGGCTATAGTCCATGTGCGTAACGCTCGCTATCACTCATCGTCATACGCCGCGGGTCGTTGTGACTGTAGCCACTCCTCGTAACACTGCTGGCAGAAGTGCTTCTGCGCCCACTTGCGGTGGAGCTCGCTCCCGTTGTGTTCTGAGGCCAACCGCTCGCGCAGCGTCGGGCCCTCTTCCGGCGGGTCCGCGTAGAGGGAAGGCGCGTAAGCGACCTCCAGCGGGGCGCAGGCCGCGTGCCAAGCCAGCGCGCGGGCCATCACGGTGTCATCGTGCACACCCTCCGGCGCGGAGTAGCTGGGCCGCCCCGTCCGAGGCGAGTACGTCACCTCATACGCCTCCAGCTCCGCCGTCCACAGCCGATCGTCCTGCCATTGGCACTCCTCACGCTCCAGGGCCAGACGGAGGCTCTCGATCAGTGGAGGCTTGCTCGTCGCCGTGGTCACAAAAGGCTGTATAGTCACCCCCTCGAGCTCGGCATCCCGGGACAGCTCGGCGATGATTGGGGCGCCCATGGCGTTGGCCTCTGGCACGATGAGCGATACGCCCCAGCGCCGGGCCAGGCTCACCAACGACTGCCTCTGTACGTGGTAGTCCAGCACGTTCATCCGCTCGCGGGCGACCTCGACGCGGCAGTCTCGACACACGACGCTCAGGCAGGTGTAGTCCTGTTGCTGGCCCCAGTCGCAGCCCATCACCAACCTGTGCCCGACGTGGTCAGCGGGCTTCGCATCCAAAGGCGCATTCATACAGGCCCTAATGTTACGGAAAACGGCGCCCTCGTTGTCGAGGAACTCCGCCAATATCTCCTGGCGGTAGGCCTCCTCGGTCATGTCCGCCGTGATGTCAGCCAGAGCCTCAGCCGACAGATGCGGGTTGTCGTAGGATGTGAAGTGCCAGGCGGCCCAGCGGCCCGTCTCATCCTGCAGGGCGCGGACATATAGGCCGT